TATAAGATCCTATGGAAATGAACCTTTCAAAGAAAGGACTAGAGTTTATCGTCAATCAGGAGACTGGTGGACGCGCCTACTATGAAAAGATGCTCAAATACCCCACATGGCCCGGAGTTGAGTCAGGGGTCACTATTGGCGTTGGCTGGGATTGCGGCTACAACACTGTTAGTCAGCTCTGTAGCGATTGGGGTGCATTGCTTGATGAGGAAGCTATTGAACCGCTAAAGGAGTGCTGTGGCCTCAAGGGACGGGCTGCTATGGCATTGCTGCCAACTGTCAAGGACATCGAAATTCCTTGGGAGGCTGCCGTTGAAGTGTTCAATAAACATACAGTCCCTCGGTTTTATCTGATAATGCTTCGGACTTACCCCCAAGCTGAAAGCCTGCACCCAGATGCCGCTTCCGCGCTTCTAAGCCTTATCTTCAACCGGGGTGGGTCACTTAACGGTGAACGCAGGATCGAGATGTCAGACATCAAAGCATGTTTGATAAACAAGGACTATTCTGATATACCTGACTTGCTCCGCAAAATGAAACGTCTGTGGCCTGAGACGGCTGGACTACGGAAACGTAGAGACGCAGAAGCCGCACTATTTGAACAAGCATATGCTTAAATCGACCAAATCCCTGATGATGATTCTCAATGGCCCAAGCAATGGCCGTGAGCGTTATTGCCCTGAATGCACCTCTCCAATGGAAGAAGATGGTTGCTGTTCTGAATGCGGATATGGCGAGGAAGACATGGAAGAGGACGAGGAAGAGGAGGGCATGGACTCTGAGCGTGTTGCAGAACTTTGCGACGATCTTCAGCGGATTGTAGACAAGATGAGCAAGTACTGTGAGCCAGAGGCGGAAGAAGAACAAGAGTACATGCTTCCGCTTCCTACTGTCTATTCTGTCAGAAAGAGTGCCGCTTCTTAAATATGGCAGAAGAACTTCAAGCTGAAGGTGATGACATGTTTATTGGCTTTGCCAGTAGGCTCGACCCTGCCAACTTGAAGCCCGGCATGTTACAGGCCAGCTTTAACACTCGCTTGCAACGCGGCATTGCCCAACCTCGTAAAGGAACCAAGCGTCTTACTGACAATGATCTTATCAACCTGACGATGGTTGGGTCTGGCTTGTACGTTGACGCTGACGGTCACGACAACATTGTCATGGTCTTTACGGACAAGCTGTACCTGTACAAGCCCGCCCAAGGGCAGAACACCGAGGTGCTGTATGGGCCTTATGACTTTCCTCCAGATCGTGTAATCCAAGAAGGTGGCATTTGTGACGTTGTTACGGCATTAAACAAGATATTTATCTTTCGCGGTAAGTACGATAAAAAGACGTTTTTAGCTACCGAATCAAATGCCAGTATATTAGATGACGCAACGGGTATAATTACAATCACGACTGAAACGCCGCACGGTTATTCGACCAATGATGAAGTTACAGTTGGCCTTACGGATGGCGGGGATGGCCCCGGACAAGCGGTTACTGGAAGTTATGTTATCACGGTAACTAGCCCAACTACATTTACTTTTGAGTGGAATAACAACACTGGCTCGACGTTTGCGGCACGGACAAACGATCCGGGGTGGACAACTCGACGGGGATTGCCGCCACTTATCTGGCAAGATGGCCTTTCGGATCTGACTTATGCAGAGCAGAAGTTCACTGTGGATGGCGGTACGGTGACAGGCATCACGCAATCTGTTCCATGCGCTGACTTTGGCTTGTACTTTCAGAACCGGCTTATCCTTAAGTACGGTGATTACCAGATGCTCGTTAGTGACATCCTGAGCGAACAGTGCGACACGACGCTCAACAACTTTGTTATCAACACAGGCGGGAACGACTCAATTGTAGGGGTGCTGCCGTGGGTGCAAGACCAGTTCTTGGTCTTTATGACCAACAGCATCTATGTTGTTTTCGTAGAGACTGACAACTTTAACATCAACTCACCGCCCGGAGCCAACAGTTCTACAACTGTCATAACAACCGAGATTGGCTGCTTGGCTAGAAGGTCTATTGTATCAGCAGGCCAATTCGTGTTCTTCTTGTCTGCCAATGGCGTGCATATGCTTACGCCTCAGCTTGATTTGAAGCTGCTGGGCAATACGTTGCCACTTAGTGAGCCAATTGCAGACTTCTTTGACACAGTTAACTACGACACCGTTCAAGGCTCTGTAGCAACTTACTATAACAACCGCTTCTACATTGCGATACCTACTGGCACGGCGACTAGGAACGATAAGATCCTTGTATACAATACGCTCAACCAGAACTGGGAGTCGATTGACTATTATCCTGTTGGGTTATTCTCAGATAACTTGATCTTGTCTGCGTATATCAATCAACGCCGATTGATGATCATCACCAACTTTGCTGGATCTGGCCAGTACGGTGGCGTGTTTCTATCAGAAGAACAAACACAAGGAGATGAGTTTAATTACTCTGACGCTACGCCACTGTTGCCATTTAATTTGTTTCCAGCCTCCAGTCAAGTTACCGAGTCTACGTTAATAGTTAGCACCCAGAACTTTACTCACATTCCTGCGTCCGTAAAGACTAGAGAATACGCTTTTGGAGGAACTTCAGAGAAGCGGTTTAGTCGAGGGGAGTTTACCTTCAACAACGTCGCAAACGACTTTGTGCGGATTGACTCGACCACTTATGACCCAGATGCCACTGAGACTGTCCTTGAGTACAGCTTTAGCGGCACCTCAGACGGGACTTTGCGTCCTCGAATTGCGGCTCGCGGAACATCGATAGCCTGCACGGTTAATTTTGTAGTTGGAAGACCAGCCTTGAAGAGTGTTGCTGTTTATGCTATAGCAACCAATAGACCAATGATTTCTCAGGAGTAACTTATGCCCGGATTACAGATCAAAAAAGGTACAACTTACGTCGATTACCCAGCTCCGGGCACTAATCAAGTAACTGCCGCAAACTTGAATGCTCATGTTGATAATGCGGAACTACTTCCCGGTGCCATTTCCGCGCAAAATGAAAGCTCTCCTCAAGGCAATGACTACATTCTTGCTGCACGAGGCGCAGCTTTATTTAAATACACAATAAATAGCATTAGAGATTTATTGTCTACTTATTTTCCATTGCGGTCTGGCTCTTCAATGACTGGAGAGTTAATACTTTCTAGCAGCGTTCCAAGTGCCGCAAATGTTGCGGCAAGCAAGGGATATGTTGATTCAACAGCAGCAGCGGCAACATTGTCTGGGGCAATTGTCATGTGGGGCGGTTCATCTGCACCAACGGGCTGGCTTGAGTGCAATGGGCAAGCCGCGCCTCCCTCGTTACAGTCAATTTATGGGGCAACACTGCCTGATCTTCGTGGTGAGTTTGTTCGTGGTTGGAGCAATGGGAGAGACGTAGATCCGGGGCGTGTACTTGGATCTTCTCAAGGCCAAGACATCCAGCCGCACACGCACACTCCTCCTTCTGGATACCAGTATGTAACAACGCCATTTACTGGAGATGGGTCAATTGATGGGTCACGGGTTACTGGTTCTGGGGAAAGAAATGCTAGCGCAGTTCCATCTGCTGTAAACGTTGGCACAGAAACCCGTCCCCGCAACGTAGCCTTGATGTTCATAGTCAAAACCTAATGACAGTCCAAGACTGGGAACAACTTGTCGATACACTATATGAACAATGCCGAAATCATCTACAGCTTCTTGGACAAGTCTCCCGAGATGACGTTGACGGCTATCTTAGCTTCTATGGTGTGCATGACAGTATTTATGTGGCTCGCCGCAACGGCGTCATCACGGGCATCTCAACTACACATCCGGGCGTTAGCGACTTTAATTGGAAGTGGCGCAAGCAGGATGGCCTGTGGACGATCCACATGGCATGGGCAAGTGAACCTGAAGCGGTTGCTCAAATGTTTAACCAGTTCTTTGAACGCAAATCACCAATCACGCAAGTGTGGGCATGGAGACATGATCATGCCGTTCCAATAACCCCAAGGAAACTAGAAAGACTTTTATATGGGCGGAGGTAAAACTCAAGTTGTATCGGCACCAGCGGCTCCTAATTATCAGGAGTCAATGCGGTCTATTCTGAAAGCGCAGATAGACCTAGCTCCACAGGTATACGAAAGAGAGTTAGAGTTTCAGCCTAAATACCAGACACTTCAAGATCAGATTGCCAGTCAGGCTGCTACTAGCCAAATTAATCTGTACAGGCAACTTCAGCCTCAATACTCGCAGTTAGAAGAAAATTACATGAAGTCACAGCAGGCAGCGCAGTTGCGCGGCTTGCAGGAGCGTGGTGGTGAATATGTTCAAGCGTTTCAGGATGTGCAGGGTGTTGGCGGGATCAACCGCGCACTCCAACAGTACGCCCAACAAAAACTAGGAGCCTTGCAGACTAGTGGCACATTGCTGTCTAAAGCTGAAGAAAGAGACATTACAAACGAAAGCCTTAGAGGCTACGCAGCCAGAAACACGGCACTTGGTTTGCAGGCCAATCTTGCCGAGGTGATGAACCGCTACAACGCACGTCAGGCCCGGGAGCAACAACTTGTGGCCCTTGGCACAGGCTTGGGAGGTTACTTCCAGCAGCAGGCCGCTCCTGCGTTGACCTCATTCTACCAGCAGCCTATGTATGCTGGCAACTTTAGCGGTCAAGCAGCGCAGCTTGCAAACATGGCTCAACAGCAGGCTGGCCCGCAGTACTTTAACCCAGAGTCACAGACTGGCATGGGGTCGATCTATGGTGCGTACAACGCACAGATGCAGTATGCCGCTGGCATGGCTCAAGCTAACGCCGCAAAGAGTGCTGGCAAGAATGCAATGTTTGGATCACTTGGCGGCGGCTTGTTGATGGGAGCTGGAATAGCATTTTAATGAAGCTTACACGCGCAATTGACACTATTAAAAAGGCTCTTAGTAGAGCTAGACGCCCTGCTGTGCTTTGGAGTGGCGGAAAGGATTCAACGGTACTGTTGGACCTTGCGTTAAAGATCATGCCAGACATTGAAGTAATTCACTTCAAGCTTCCGTTTCTTTCGCACAAATACAAGCATCACCACAAGGTACAAGAAGATCTTAAACTTACTGTACACGATTGGGTTCCGTCATCTGTTGCTCTTTGTCATGGCAAGGATAGAATTGATGTTGTTGAAACTTACTCGCTTGGTGATGGGGCGCTTAAAGTGATGCGCGGGACCGAGAAGTTTGATGTTAAAAACCCTTGGGTGTGCGGCAAGGAATGGCTAAACAGGCCAAAGGCTAATATTGTTAACGACTTTGATGTCTTGTTGTGCGGACACAAGAATAGCGACGAAGATCCATTGACTGGCAGCATTCCGCTTAATGTGGACATGAAAATGCTAGGCGCAACCACGCAAATGTGGTTTCCGCTTCGCAACTGGAATGATCAGGATGTTTCACTGCACATCACTTCTAACAACGTAAAGTACGATCAATACAGATACGACAACGATGTGGTGTCTAGATCAAACAAGCACATGAACAGCGATTATGTGCATGCATGTTTTCGATGCCTAGACAAACGAGAGTCACAATTTGTGCATTGCCCAAAATTACAGGCTGAAGTAGAGAACCTGCATGAGCATGTCTTGCACGAGCATCCCGTTGTCCCCTACTGCAACGTCCGATCTGGATTGCCAGAAATGCGGGGCGTGTTGCAGTCACAAGGCCAGTTGGCCGATTCTGCGAAAGGATCGATCTGATGCAGTTAACATCCCCAAAGAGTACATCCGCGATGATCTGCCACTGCTTAAGTGTGTTGGAACTCGCTGTATTGCGCTTTCGGGGATTGTTGGGCAAGAAGTTTCGTGTACAATTTATGAACATAGACCGCAAGCCTGCCAGCGGTTTGAAAAAGGCAGTCCTCTCTGTTTAGAAGCTAGAACCAAATTTTATGGCAAAACCTCGCGAACTTTTTAACACTCCAGCCCCACAGGCGATGAGCCAGATGGGCGCTGGTATTGCTGACGCTTACGCTAATGTGGGCAGGATCGAAGGAGAAGGCTACGCTGCATTAGGGCAAGGCATTGCGCAGGGGATCACCGCAGCAGCTAGTGCTTATGCAGGCTATAAACAGCAACAATCTCAGGCTAAAGCCTATGAGGGATTCTTAAATAATGAACTTGGGCAGAAGGCGCTTGGCATTAATGCAGAAACTGCTAAGGGCTACATCAAGGCAGCTAAAGACATGGGCGGCCCAGCGGCTCAAATTCAGTTTTATGAGATGGGTATTCCAAGCCTAATGAAAAGTAACCTTGGGCTTCAGGAGCAGCTTAAGCTTGTTGGCGCAAGAGCTGGAGCGGAATCAGGATTAATTGACAGGCGGTTCTCTAATGAAGCTAGTCTGGCAGGAATAAACGCGCTGCTTGGTAAGGGTGTTGGAGCGTCTGGTGGCACTTCAATGCCTGCTAGTGTATTGCCATCTCCTGTAAGGGGAGCATTTGGTGCACCAATGAACCTTTCTCTTGGAATTGATACTGGATTTTAATTATGCCAAATCAAGCATCCCTTTTAGATAATCCGTATATTCGCGCCGCGCTTGAAGCAAAACAACAAACTGCACAGCAGTTGATGTTAATGCAACAGCAGCGTGATTCTGCTATTGAAGAACAGAAAATGGTTGGCATTGCAAGCATTGACAAAGAGCTTGAGCAACTGCCTGAAAAGGCAAGAACAGGAAAGGGCATTCAATATGAGGCTTCAAGAAGGAAGAGGATGATTGAATATGAGTCTGAGCTTGCAAAAATAGACCCAGCGCAAAGTGGGGCAGATGTTAAGTTTTCAATGCTTAAGTCAAAGTACAATCCTGAACAACTTGCAAAGTCATTTGAGGATACTGAAGATCACAAGGCAGCAGAAGCAAGAAAAATAAAAATAGATGATGACTTTCGGGTTACGTCAATTTTAAGAGATCAACTTAAGATTGTTGGGAATGATTTAGCACAGGCAAAGATACTTGAGCGTGAAGGTGGAGAAGAAAACATTAAACAGGCAGCTTTCTTAAAACAGAAAGCAAGAGAGTTTGCATTGCAAAATGTGACAGCAACTCTTCAAAACGCTACCAATGCAAACGCTGAACAGCTTAATGAAGTGCTTCGTCGAGCTGGGTCATTAATGACTCCCTTAGAAATGGCTGGGCAAGGCCAAAAAATAACTGCAACAGCAGCAACCTTGATACAAAGGGCACTAAACACAAAAGAAGGCTCAGCTGAAAGGCAGGGTGCTATTTCTGCTATAGTTGACAGAGTTAAAAGCGCGGTAGAAGCTAATCCTGAAACTTGGTATAGAAGCGCAAGAACAGCAGCTCAAGCCTACGCAGATACACAAAATGAATTTTTAAAGCGCGACATTGTTGATCGTATTGGGGATTATCACGCTGCCAAGATGGGCGTTAGAAAGATGGAGTTTAAAGATCCTCTTGCTGAAGTAGAGAACATGACTTCAACGGTAAGCCCTTCAATTTATGGTGGCGTGCAGTCAGTATCCACTGGAGGAATGGGGGCGACTCCTGTTTCTAGTGGAACAGTGTCTGGTGGCACAATGGCACCAGCGTATCGTCCTCGCACTAAATTCACAGTTCTTCTCCCTCAATAAAGATGCCTCAAGACCCTTTTCAGCCTCAAGTAGCCTCTGGATACTACCCTGCTGACGGGGGTTATTCTGCTCCAGAACAGTACGCTTCCGTATCAAACCAGAAGATTATCCCTGCTGGATCTATCATTACGCTTCCGTATCACAACGGGAAAGACGGCAAGCCAATTCAGATTAGACTAGAGCAAGACGCCCTTGAAGATGATCTTCAGGCTGACCTTGACGCTCAGTTCCCAAAGACTGCTCAGAACATTGCATTAGAGATGATGCAGCCCGGCGCTGCTCCTGTAAGCAAGGAAGACTTTGATTTTGTCCTTGAGCAGTCCAAGGTAATGCAGCAGGCAAAAGCCTACAGGGACAAGGGTGATAACGGGATGATGGCAAAGCTGGAGGATGTTGTTCCTCATGCGCTTAAGGGTTTGTATGAAGGTGCACTTGGAATTGGTCAATCTGGGTATATAGCCCTCAACTCTAGATACACTCCAAGACAACAAATCAATGCCTTGGGAGCTATCATTGAAGGTGGTATTCGGGGCACTGAGTCTTTGGCAGACACAGGCAAAATGTTGTTTAACCTTGCCACAGGTGATGAATATGGAGCGTACACTGCATTGAAAGACATGCAGGCTCAGGAGGAAATTTACAAGCGTGGAGGAGGTAATCTTCCGTTGGATCCTGATGCTGCTGCATTGGCAAACAAGATCAAGAATGTCTTGGATGTTACTGTTTTAGTGCCCGGAGTTGGCAAATTGCTTGGCAATGTAGGAAAAGAAGCTGCCGTCCAAACTGTTAAGGATATTGCAGAGCAAAGCACTGTTGGATTAGTTCGCAGGGCAGTATCTTCTGTTGCAGATAAGGTTGGCTCAACTGGTGCAGAACTATTAGGCAGTTCAACGGTTGGCACCGCTGGCAAGATTGGTGCAGGTGTTCTTGGTACAGCAGCAGCCTATGAAGCCGATAGTCCATTGCTTGGGGCGGCAGTTGGACTTGGACTTGTAAAGGCACCAGCACTAGCTAAGGCAGGTATGTCCACGTTAAAGTGGGCAGGCAAGATTGCTGGCGCGGATGCAGCAAGTGAAGTGATTGCTCAAGGTCTAAAGGAAGCCGCTGAAGCTGGCACAAAAGAATCCACACTTAGAGCAGTTGCCAAGGTGTTGCCGTCAGATCACGCAATGCGTGCATTCGGTCAGATTGCAGATTCAAGCATTAACGGTGCGCTTATTGGATCCAGCATATCTGGCGTGCAAGCAGCCGCAGATCCGTTTAACACTGGCTTAGACATTGCAGAGCAAGCCCTAGTAGGCGGAGTTGCCGGGGCCGCAGTTGGCGGATTAATAGGCACAGTCCCAGCAGCAATTGAATACAGCCCAGCAGGACGCAACCGTGCGTTTGTGCGCGAGATGGCAAAGGATATTGCTGGTCGCCCCGAGAACCGCAGCTTTGTTGTTGGTGATACAGAAGTCACTGTTCCTGATGTTCAGAACAGAATTAACCTTCTCAACAAAGAAGGCATGTCCACAACGGACAAGGCTCGCATCTTTGCAATCCTTAAAAGCGCAGAGTTCTCTGGCAATGACGTTGGGTTCATTGACAACTCTACCGTGCTGCCTGAGTCGTTAGGTGGCGTTGGTGAGGCAATGGGCAAGGGAGTGCGGATTACTCCGGGCTATGACGGCAAGCGTTCAACCATCCTAATCAATGTAGATCAAATTAACCCAGCAAGTGCAGTCGAGGAAGTCACTCATGCGTTTGTTGGCCGTGAAGCTGGCAAGAAGATCATCTCTGACTTGATTGTAGATCGCGGAGGGTTGTCTGCTGCACTTGATCCGCTTATTCAGCTTGGTCAGCGATATTATGATACTCAGGTGCAGAGCAACCCACAGGCTGCTGCTCGATTTGGCAGGGAACTTGCCATTGCTAAGGACGTTAATCTTCCGCCAGAAGTACGGCAACAAGCGGCAATCACACTAGCTGAAGAGTGGGCAGCAAACGGAGTTGGTGAATACCTTAAGAATGAAGATCCAACTGTCTTGCAGGTTGGCCGAGGCAACCAGAACTTTATTGGCGACATCATCCGCAAGGGACTGTTTGAGATTAACTCTGGTCTTAACCTTAAGCCTTCGGCTCCAACTCGCGACCCGATTACTGGCTTCTACTACAAAGATGGCAAGCTGATCAATGACCCTGTTCTTTCTGGTATTGCCCAGAAGATGAAGAATGCCATCCTTTACTTTGACAAAGGTGATGGACGCTACTTCCCAGTTGATCGACCCGGCGCACCAGTCAAGCAAAGAACACGGAAGCCGTCTCCGGCAGAAGAGGCTGGCATCCAAATCAACGATAAGCTGCCTGATGGCACGCAGGTAACTGGCACTCGTCCAGAACCTCGGTATGAAGATACTCATGCAGTAGATCAGGCAAGTGGAGCAAAGGCTGGAGAAGAAACAACCAAGACTGGAGTAAAGCCAAGAGGCAAAGCTAAGACAGAACTAGGCAAGGATGACTATCACAACATGGTCTTCCAACAGTTTGCCAAAATTACTGGCGAAAAGGTTTTCGATCCAGAGATGAGTGGCCTTGGTGTTTACTTTGGACAAACAACTGGCATAAAGCCCGGCACTCCGATTGTTTACACTAGATCTCTAGACAACGCACAACTTGAAGGTCTGTTCAACATTCAGACGCACCAAGGGAAGCCGTTGATTGCGCCAGAGAATAGAGATGCTGTTGCTCGTTTTAATCAAGCCGCAAAAGACGGAAGCCTAATTGTCGTTGATTACGACATGAACATTGGCAAAGAGACAAGTGAACGAAGCTACGCATTTAGTGGACAGCAAGTCGTGCTGCCGCTTGGTATGCAACAAACCCAAAAGGGTGGCCCTATTGGCGGAGTCTTCAACCTTAGTCTTCTGAATGATGTTATCAACTATCAAAGGCTTCTTCCCGGAATGGAGAAGATTGATGGTGCGCTGGCCCAGTTTGGTATCAACACGCTTGGAGACGTTGTTCCAATCGTAAAGACTCACATCGAGAACTACTCGGCAGCAGGGGCGCTTCCGGGTGCAGATGCACTTAGAGCAGCGTTCCCACAGGCAAGCAAGGAAAGCGCAACAATCCTTCGTGACCTACTGCATTTGTCTGCTGGCATTGAGCCAAGGAAAGCATTTCCTTCTGAGAAGAGAATCAATGAACCATTCATAGGTTCTGTTGCTGAACTGCCAAAGCGGCAGGTAACAGCATATAACGTCAAGGGTGAGGCCCGTCAGGCTGCGATGGCTCGCGAGAGGAGTGTATCGAACGACATTCGACTCGATGGTATCCGTAACGTACAGCTTTACGCTGATCCTAATGGAATGCCAGTCAACGTGAATGTTGACCTTGCAAGGTTTGTCCCAAATCAAAGATCTAACTTCAGCCCATCAACCTCCATATCCGAGACACTCGGAGACAAGACGGTTGTTACTGATCCTGAAACGGGGCGCAGAGCATTCATTCAGCCTAATGGCAAGACGAAGGTGTACGGCAAAGATGGCTCGCTTACTGGCATCTACGAGGACTTTACTGAGGCGCAGACTAAGTTAAACCAAGCTGACATCCGCTTCTCTCCACGCAGTCCAGCCGCAATCGCAAGGCAAGCCGAACAGGCAAAGGCTATGCGTGCAAGAATGGAGGAAGAGGCTCCAGTGCGGATAATGACCGAATGGTTGGCGTCTGCTGGGCAGGCAAAGCAAAAAGAAACGCCTTCACCTACAGCCGAACCACAACGAGCAAAAGGCAAGATTCGGCCATCAATTGTAGAGCAGGCAGCAGTGCAGGCTCAGAGTGATTTACTTCGCAAGATGGAAGGTAACGCTGGTTACTCTCAGCTATCGAAGGGGCAAAGAGAACAGTTCCTTAAGGACGCAACAGAAGCTAGAAACGGTATTGCTCAGAAGGCACTTGAAAAGATTGCTGCTCAACAACAGGCAAAGAGGCAATCCATGCAACAAGAGGCAGCAGCATTTAAGGCAGATGCTGAAAGCTATCTTGCAAAGCGGGATGTTCCATTCTTGGACGTTCAAGAAACGCGAGACATCCTCCGCAAGAAGCCAAGCAAGCGAGCACAAGTCGCCCCTGCGGAACTTGAGGCAATCGCTAGAACTGAAGTTGCTCCTGAGTTTGTACGTAGGGATCTTGGCCCAACGCCTAAACCTACTGCTCCCGGCACATATGCTGGCTTTGAAGGGTTAAGTGCTGTTGGTCTTCCAAGGGAAGCTGCGCCAGTAAGGCAAGTGATCTCTCCACGGGTTGTCAACTTGCTTGGCACTAACCCAACAAAGTCAATGGCGCGTATCTTGGGAGAACTTGCAAAGCAAGCCGCTGATAGGCCTGATTTGCTTAGAACCAAGCCCACTGAGTCAATGGCAAGAATCCTTGCAGAGCTTGCAAAGAAATCTGCTGAGATGCCAAAGCGTGAGCCAGTCAGGATTGATGTAACTACATCTATACCAGAACCTGCTGTAGATATTGTCACTCCAATTGATGAACCTCGGTTACCATCGAACATGATCGTGACTCGTACTCCAAAGGGCAACTTCCAGCTTTACGTCGTGACAACGGCTGGCAAGCTGTCTGCCGAAGGACTGTACAACAACTATCGTGACACCCTGCAAAGGGCTCAAACCAAATACCAAAAGAAATATGCCACTCGTTAAATCTCCATCCGATAAAGCCTTCACCGAGAACCTTCGCCGCGAGCTGGGAGCTGGGAAGCCACAGAAGCAGGCAGTTGCTATTGCCTACCGCGTACAAAAAGATGCTGCGCGTCAGCAGCACGCGAAATCAGCAAAACGCAGATAAGTAAGAAAAAAGTCTTGCGCGTCCTTTTGTTGCGGCTAGGTTTGCTCCACATCTTCATGGTGAGGATGTAAACTAGAAAACAACAAAATGACTCAAATCAAAGACTTAGAACAATTAGCACCAAACACCGCAATCGCGGAAATGGTACTCGGGGTAAAAGCTGTTTACCCTCCTAAAAGCCCAAAAGCACCCTACAACTTGGTGGTGTTCGACTCCACGGGTGAATCCCGCCTTGCCGCATGGAGTGACGTTGACCTGTCTGACTACAAGGGTGGCCGGATCACGGTGCGCTCAACTGCTACCAAGAAAGGTCTTGATGGCCTGAATGTGGTGTACAGCGAGTACAACAAGCGCAACGAACTCAAACTTGGCAAAGCTGGACAGATCTTCAATGATGCTGAGTTGCAGTTGCAAGGTGGAAGCACGGGGCCAAGTCCTGCGGTAACCAGCAAGAGTCCCATTGTGGCTCCCTCTGCTGTCAGCCCAAAGGCGTTCATCTTCCAGAATGCTCAGTTGATGGTCGAAGCTATCAATGCTGCAAGCTGGGTTGCTAAACAAGTTGAGGCTCTTAGCCCGGAACATGTTCAGGCTATTGCCACTTCATTGTACATCAGCGCCGAACGCGCAGGCATGGCAAGGCAGTTCCCTCAGGCCGAGAAGAAGGCTGAGACAAAGGTTGCTGCCCCAGCAAAGAAGGACGACGAAGATGATCTTGGATGGTAATATGGAGCGGCTCATCAAAACCAAAGAGGTAGCCTTGCAGTTAGGGCTAGAAACAAACACCGTCCTCCGATTGGCGCGTGAAAACAAAATCCCACACTTTCGGTACGGCCCTCGTACTGTAAGGTTCAAGGCAAGCGATATTCACAAATATCAAGCCAATGCCAAAAAAGATCAACAGCCGAGCGAAGGGGTGTAGGGGCGAACGACTGTGGCGTGATGTCCTCCGTGCGGAGGGCTTCACCGCCCGTCGAGGCCAACAGTTCTCAGGTGGCACAGAGTCACCTGATGTAATCTGCGATGAGCTTAAGTCCCTTCACATGGAGGTTAAGTTTGTCGAGCGGCTCAACCTTGAGCAGGCTTGCGAACAGGCTGACCGGGATCGCGGCGTTAAGCCGTACATCATTGCCCACAAGAAAAGCCGTAGCGGCTGGAAGGTAACAATGGAAGCAGAATTCTTTTTCCAATTATTGCGAGAAGGAATGGATGCCTGTAAAGGAGCATATCTGCCAATCGACTTAGGCTAACCAAGCCATAAGACTTAACCGATCTGTAGGTTCCGAGGACTGCTGTCAAAGGTGTCCCTTGAAGAAATCGGAAAGCAGACAGGGGCGCGACTGTAACGCGCACTTTAACCAAGAAAATTACAACATGAACAAAATCATAAACAGCATAGACAACAACAACAACGGCAAGATCCGCACAACCACCATCAACAACCAAGAACACTTCGCGATGGAAGACTTGGCGATGGCAATCTGCGATCAGATCAAAAAGATGCCCCGTGAAACTAGGCCACTAGTCTTGGCGGCAGAAGACGCGAGATCCACCATTGACCAACTCTTTCTCGGGATTGGGAACGACATGGAGGGGTTCCGTGAGAACATCAAGAAACATCTTGCAGAGTTGCGTGGTTTGAAGATGAATTACCTTGGTGAAGTTAATGCCATCAAAAAAGAACTCGCAGAGTTGAGAACCTTTTTCATGGGAGCAGACCATGATCGTGAGATTGCCAGACTGCGAGAGTTTGTTGAGTTGTGTGAGCGTGTGTCAGAGGTTAAGAAGTCTGGCGTCTTAGATGCGGTTGCAGACACTATCATCAAACTAGCGTAAACATTTCTGTATCCAAGCTGGGGTGCGCCAGCGGCAACGCACATTTTAACAAAGAAAAAACAATGAAAAAACAAAGACACTTAGTAGAAATCGGGGAAGACGTTGTTAGTGCGGTACTGATTACCCGGCACCAAGATGGTAAAATCGGGCTTGCTACTCCAAAGGGAGATGTGGGGCTTATGGAGATCATGGCACTCACCTATGGCGTGTTTGTCAGCGTGTTGCAGGGCGGCGAGCAGCAGGGCGTTAAAGAGTTAAGCCTTATTCGTGACGCGATCAAACTTATGCCACTTGAGGAAGTGCGCGAGAAGTTGGTTGAGATTACCATGCTCGTTAAGGCAGACATGGAGGACGCATCCAATGATTAAACTTCGCATCACCACCGCAGGCGGCACCAAGATCGAACTCGATATTCCAATCGACGATTCTAAGCCAGCTTCTATTGAGTCCGCTGTACCTTATCAACCGGAACCCGTGACCCCTGTAGAAACGGCCACAGAAACGCAGGACGAGGTAGTTCGTTTGTTCGATGAGCCAACACCTGTTCAGCCAGCAACGGATCTTGAGCAAGCGATAAGGAAGTATCAAACCTCGCCAACCTTTCCGTCAAACCAAGATCTTGAGCCTATCGAAAACGAAAGAAGGGATGGGGAAAAGGGGGAAGATGGTAGGATAGGGGGTGTGGGGGAAAGGAAGGAAGATGGGGAAAAGGGGAAACCCGAGCGTTTGGATACGCAAAACATCTTTACGATTACTTTCGACTGCAAAAACGGATGCTACTGCCCACCCACAAAATTAACCAAAAGCTACATCGAGCAGTACGGCGAACAGACGGTGTTGCAGGAGTACTTCCAAGCACAGGCTTGGCTGCTTGCAAACCCAACACGGATGAAGACCATTAAGGGCACTGGCAGGTTCCTTAACTCTTGGCTGCGACGAGCAAGGAAGTTTGCCATGCAAAATGTTCCAGCCCGTGTTCACCAGAAAGCAGATAATTTACTGAGCAATGCAAACACGCAAACAGAAGGGTGGTAACCCAACGCCAGAGCTTGAGTTCTGCCGTGCAGAGGAGGCCGAGAAAGGACTTGTCAGCATCATCCTGAACAACCCGGACGAGGCGTTGCTAAAGATCACCGAAGCAGCCTTTAGCGTTGCTGACATCTTCGACATCCAACTCCGAAACATTGCAGAGATAACCCTCCAGCAGGCGGCTCAAGGCAAGGCGACTGACATCCGCGTCATCTACGAGTTGGCACGCAAAGATACTCATCTGGAGTTTTATCAGTTGAGTGACTTGTACACGGCCTGTCCGATCTTGTCGCTCGCTAATGAGTTCATTGAGTTAACCCGCACCGCAGCAAAGCGCAGGACTATGCAGATAGTACTGCACAACGCACAGACGGACATTCGGTCCGGGGACTTGAATGAGTTCCTTACGGGACTTGTGGCAGTATCGGAAGGAGTGCAAAATGAGATTGCTCCTCCCAAAGTGCTTGACACTAAAGCTCAATTAATGGAGGCAACTACACGCTATGAGACTGGTGATGATAACAGTACCAGAATCAGAACGGGCTTCCCAGAGATTGACAACATGACACCGATGCGCGAATCAGATTTGATCGTCGTTGGTGGAGAAACAAAATCAGGGAAAACAACTTGGGTACTAAACGTAATCGTAAATGTAATGGTAGAAATGATTAAAAATGAAATTAGTAAACTTAACACCGCACAAAATTAACATCACCGGGTACGGTGACATTGAACCGTCAGGCACAATCCCGCGCAGCCACTCGTATCTCTCGCAGGTAGACTCCGTTGAGGGTATACCGATCATGCTCGCAACACAGGGAGACGTATCAAATATGCCTCCTGCAAAAAAAGGCGTGCTATACGTTGTGAGTTCGTATATCCGTGAATGCCTGCCGGAACGAGCAGACCTGCTTAGTCCGTCAAAACTGATTCGTGATCAGGGTGGTAACATCATCGGTTGCGGAGCATTACAAGCCAACAACAGCTACAAGAAATGAAAACAGAACTAATCCTAGACCTAGAAATGAACCAGTACAGAAAGCTCGACGGGCTTTCTAAGCATCAACTTGATGCTTTCAGCGTGTGCCCATCCTACTACAAGTGGCGCGGAACTCAGGAGTGGAAGCCATCAAAGGAGATGGAACTTGGAACTTGCATTCACTCACTTGCCCTTGAGGGGCGCGTGGACTATGTGCAGGCACCAGAAGAAATCAATCGCAAGACTAAAGCCGGAAGGGAAGAGTGGCATGACTTCTGTTTTGAGAACCAAGGCAAGATCGTAGTCAACGCCGAGGAAGCCGCAAGGATTGAAGGTGCAGTTAAAGCCTGTGAACCACTGCTTAACATGATCTCTGCAAAGAAGATCATCGAAGGCAGTATGTTCTGGGAGCGCGGCGGAATGCAGTGCAAGGGGCGTCCTGACATGATCACGGAGATCAAGGGTAGACCAGCAATTGTGGACTTGAAAACCACAAGCGACATCATGCGCTTTGATTCAAAGTTCTTTAGCCTCAAGTACGACAGGCAGGCAGCTTGGTATGCTTATGGGCTGAAGCAGATTCATGGACTCGATGAAGTGGACTTCTATTTCCTTGTGGTGGATGCCGAAGAGCCGTTCTTGGCTCAATGGGTTAAGCCAGATGATGAAGTGCTGTACAAGGCAGATCTGAAGCTGGATGAGGCAGTTGCAGGCTTGAAGCATTGCATTGAGACAGACACATGGCCGGGGCTTCCAACGATCAGAACTATCGGGCCAAGGAAATGGGACTAGACTACATCGTCTTCCGCAAGACGACTGTCATTGCAGATGTAAAGCTGCCAAGGCCGAAGATTTGTAATGACGTTGTCTTCCGTGGAACCAAGGAAGAAGCATACAAGCATCTCGAAGAGATCGAGAAGCTGCCGCAGAATCAGTCGAGTGATGTGATCCAAGTGGATCTCAAGGTGGTCAAGTACGATGGACAGAAGTCAAACACATCAGCAAGACCCGGAAATGGGAAACGATAAACTAAAAAATGAAAAAAGGGATAATGATAGTCAGTCTGGAGATG